AATCAATGGACTGCCTTTTTGGAGTCCTTAAAGATGGGAATTGAAGATCAAAAAAAATCATGATATTATTAGATTATAGTCAAGTGGTAATTGGCAGTTTTATGGCTGTCTCAAAAGGTGAAGGAGTTGTTGAAGAGGATACACTCAGGCATGTCATTCTTAATAACATACGTAAGTTTCGTAATCAGTTTAGTAGTAAATATGGTGAGATGGTTATTTGCTGTGATCATCGTAAAAATTGGAGAAAAGAAATCTTCCCCAATTACAAAGCTAGTCGTCATAAACTTAAACAAGATTCTGGTGTAGATTGGCAATATCTATATGAATGCCTTAACATTATGAGGGATGATTTGAAAGAATACTTTCCATATAAGGTAGTCTATGTTGAGAGTGCTGAAGCTGATGATATAATTGGAGTTCTTACGAATCATTTTAATGGTTTAGAGAAAGATATACTCCCAGGGGAACAGACTCTTGGTACTACTCTTATTATTTCTAGTGATAAAGATTTCATACAATTACAGAAATTTGATAGGGTTAAGCAATGGTCGCCACTACAGAAAAAGTGGGTGATTGATGACCCACATGAATCTCTCTATGAAAAGGTTATTAAGGGGGATACTGGAGATGGTGTTCCGAATATCTTATCTGGTGATAATGTCTTTATTACAGAGGGTGTACGACAGAAGCCAATTACTAAAAAGAAATTAGATAGTTGGAGAAATCAAAATCCAAAAGATTTTTGTGGTACAGAAGAGATACTTAGAAATTATTATCGCAATGAACAATTAGTGGATTTGAGTAAAATACCAGAAACTATTTGTATAAATATAATCAATAACTATACAGGACAGTCATCAGGTGATAGAAGTCGGTTGATGAACTATTTTGTAAGTAAACGATTGAAAAACCTTATGGAATATATTGAAGAGTTTTGATATGGCAACAAGTTTACCGTTTATTTTTGGAGAAGTCGAAAAGGCTAAAACCAAGGATCAAAAGAAAGAAACTTTAATCAAATATGATAACTCAGCTCTTAGAGAACTTCTAAGATATGCGTTTGATCCGAATCTCAAATTCCTGTTACCACCAGGAACCCCACCACATAGATATGCAGGAGATACAAATGAACCTAATCCTACATATCTATATGGTTTAGTAAGAAAATTATATTTGTTTGTTGAGGGTGGAAACCCACATTTAGAACAAGCACGGAGAGAATATTTGTTTATAGAAATGCTAGAAAGTATACATCCTTCAGAAGCAGAATTACTTCTCCAAGTAAAGGACAAGAAAGTTAAATGTAGGGGGCTAACCTACAACTTAGTTAAAGACACTTTTCCAGATTTACTACCGTGAACATAATAAAACCTTTAGAAGAAAGAATAGTCAACTTAACGAAGTCAGCGAATGGAGTGCGGACTACGGAGGAAGCTGAATTGAGGCAATTAGATGTAACGCGTGGATCTAGAGTACCTAGACAAATTGTAGTAGTATTAGCTAGAGCATTTGGTGTACAATTGACTATGGATTGGAGTATTGACGAACAGAAGTTCACCACTGAACTCGACGATGTAACGTGGAGTTCAGATTTTGATTATAAAGATTATCTTCCTCACACATGGGCTACTGATATGGTTGTTAGAAGCCCCCGCCGCGGCCGTCAAGGCTCATCTGCTGAAAAAGCACATATTAATTAATAATTAAATGGTGTGAGACATTCTAGTATTTTCTAGAATGCGAATGTCAACTTATTTAAAAGAGGCATATGAAGAAACTTATTTTTCTTGTGGGTTTGTTGTTATTTGCATCAGTAGTGCAATTAAACTCAGGCATCACAACTCAAATTTGGGTTCCTATAATAGAAGTTAATGAAGCAAAATACACAAAACATATATTTGACAAAGAAGTGCTTCCATACAGAATACTTCTAGACCCAAAACAAAAACATTGTTTAGCATTAAACATATATTTCGAAGCAGCAATCGAATCAACTGCGGGTAAATTGGCAGTTGCTCAAGTAACACTTAATAGAGTCAACTCAGAACGGTATCCAGAGACGATTTGCGGAGTAATTTATGAGGGACCGGTCACCGCTAATGGATTTCCAAAAAGAAATATGTGCCAATTTTCTTGGTACTGTGATGGAAAACATGACAATCCAAATCATAAAGGAAAAGCATGGAAGGTATCTCAGAATATTGCTGAGTATGTATTACAGAATCCAGGGATGTTAGATATCACGGATTCTGCGACTCATTATTATGCGGATTATATTCCAGCGCCGAGATGGGCAAAAGAAAGAGATAAGACGGTGAAAATAGACACTCATATTTTTTACAATAAGACAAAAATGTTCAGTTTTTGACTTGACAAATCTTTCTATTAGAGGTATAATATACTTGTATAATGATTAAGTAACCTTTTTTGGAGAATTATTATGACTATAGATAGAGAAGAAATTGTTGAGGTTCTTGACCTCTATAGAGTGACTACAGATACAGAAGCTACTGCGACAGTCATAGTAGACTTGTTGAGTAAATCTTATGCAGAAGGATATTCCTTTGCGAGAAGAGAGTCTGGATTAATTGATGAAGCAGTAGAGGCTTTTTAAAATGGAAAAAGAAGTTTTCTTAGGAGATGCAGGCACCAAGGGTGAATTCTTTCTCAAACTTGAGAGTGTGATTAAGAAGCCAGACTATAGTGTGCATAAGTTAGTAGACCGTAAAGGTCGAAAAGCAATGTTCTATCATTTTAAGTATGATGAAAAACTTTCTCATTCCCATATCGTAATTGGAGATTGCATATTGGTAAAGGCAACTATTGCTGAGCACCGTTCTTACAATGATGAACCTTTCTCTTATCTTAATCGTGTATATATGATTGAGAATAAAGGGTCTAAGGGAAGTACATAATGCCAACATATGATTATAAATGTGAAAAGTGTGGACATGAATTTGAAAAAATGTTTCCCATTTCACGTAGGGATGAACCAACTAAAGTTCCTTGTGAAAGACAACTTCATAGAGCAGCTCCTATTTGTGATGGTGAAGTTAAAATGAAGGTTGCAGCTCCTGGATTTGCGTATGATAATATTTCATCGCCAGGTCATAAGAAGTCTAGTCCTAGTTGGATGAAAGACAAACTTAAAGAGATTAAGAGACAACAACCAAAAGCGACAATGAATATACCAGAATAATATGAAAACATTTAATCATGTGGGTAATGATCTTATAGATCTACCCGTTGAATACGTTGATGGAAAAAGGTTTTATGTCACACCAAATGATGATAAGTACATATCTATCACCACGATTCTCTCTAACCTGTCCAAAGCTTCTATACAGAAGTGGAGAAACCGTGTTGGAGAAAAGGAGGCTAATAGAGTCTCCACAAAAGCATCTAGGCGAGGAACCAGCGTACATAGTATCTGTGAAGCCTATATCAAAAATAGAGATGGATATTTAGAAGGTGAACTTCCTCATAATGTCGAGATGTTCCAATCTATTGAATCATTGTTGAATAGGGTTGACAACATTCATGTTGTAGAGGGTGCTCTTTGGTCAGACCATTTTAAGTTGGCTGGGCGAACAGATCTTATTGGAGAGTTTGACAATAGACTTTCTGTTGTAGATTATAAGACTTCCAATAAGAAAAAGACTTGGGAAATGTGTCATCAATATTTCATGCAAGGAGCATTTTATGCGGTGGCATATGAAGAAAGAACAGGTATTCCTGTAGACACAATTGTAATTATTATGGCGGTTGAGAATGAACAACCATTATTATTCATTGAAAAAAGGGATAGATGGATTGAACCCTTGAAAGAAGTTATATATAAATATTCATGATACTGTTGACGTATCTAGATAACAATTAAGACATGGGTGCGATTCCCATCAGCTCCACCAAGAGATTATATGTCATTTAGAGAAATATGGAATGGCCCAAGTTTTCTTTATAGATCCGATGTTGCACAACGCATGGCTGCAAGGGACAACGCAGGAAAAAGAAAAATTGGGAAAACCAAGAAGAAACACTACGAGGAACATTTCGATAAGAATTGGGATAAGGACTTGTGGGACTGAATGTAATTTGTTGATGGGGCTGAAATAGATTTCGATTGATTGTGAAGGTAGATACAGAGGTATTCGGTAGAGGCACCACCGTAACGGTCCATCAAACTAATCGCAAACAATGACGATTATACTGCATACTCTTACGCACTCGCTGCGTAGTCTATAGCCGAGTTAGAGGGTAGTCCTCCGGCCAGTCGCTTGGGAACAGAAGAACTGGCCACCACACACACAAACACACACAGAAAGGAACAATATGTCTA